ATCACTTCCCCCCCTTCTTTTTCTTCCCCTTGTCGCTGCTCACCATCGTCGTCATCCCGCCCGCCTTGGTCATGTGGTGGGTGACGGTCTTGAACACGTACTCGCCGTCGTAGAGTTCGATGCCCCACGCGATGATCGCGGGCAGTCCGGCCATGATCGCGGTGTTGCCGCTCATGGTGCCGTTGAGGCTCTTTTCCTGACGCTGCAAAGCGTTCATTTTGCCCTTGGCGGCTGCCTGCGCGCGCTCCTTGGTTTCGAACGTGTGGCGCAGCATGAACTCGGGGGCGTCGGGTGCGTCGCTGTCGCTGTCGTTGTCGCTTTCGAATGTTTCAGGCTTGCGATTGGCCTCGCCCTGGTTGTGATAATGGGCCGTCGCCTTCGAGTGCTGCGCGCGGTCATCGTCGCTCACCTTGAGCTTAATGAAATCGCTCTGGCGCAGCACGATCGGCGGCATGTCCAGATCATCGCGCGACTGGATGATCAGTTGGCCGTTCGCGACCTTGCAGATGGCATCGACATCGCGCGCCAGGCGCGAGGCCATGTGCAGATCGCTTTCCTCACTTTGGCCCTCGAACTCGATCTTGAGACTGGCGATCGACGCCGAGACTTTGGCTGTCAATCCGTTGCGCGACGCCAGCTGCTGGGCGAGGCCTTCGTAGGTCGTCTTTTTGAAGCTGCCCGTTCGCGGTTTTTTAATGCTTTTGCGCAGGTCGGCCGACTTGGCCTGAACCTCCATCACGCGGCCCGTCTGCTTGTCGAATTCGCGCGACCGGCCCTTGACCTCGAACGCTCCCATGAACGCCAGTCCACCCCCGCGCTGGTCGTCCATCCAGACCTTCAGAATTGCGCCCTTGCGCGGCGGTGTTAACCGGAAATCCCTGTCGTCGAATTTGACCTTCAATTCGTCGGCCTGCATGCCGTCGTGATCGGTGATCGTCATGTCGGTCATGCGGTCGGAAAAACCAGCCGTCACATCGACGCCGTCCGCCATGATCTTGTAGAGCTGCGCCATGGCTCAATCCCACAGCCGGATCGGCGAATAGGCTGCCGCGCGCGCGGGCAGATCGGGCAGCGTGATCACGATGCCAGCAGGCAGGATCGGCGGGTGTTCGCACAGCCCCGGATTGGCTTCGAAAACGGCCTCCACAGAGCCGGGACGATAGCGGTAGGCGCGGTAGGCGATCAGGTCGACCATGTCGCCCTCTTTGGTGGTGTAGGTTCTGGCCATGTCGTCCCCCTCAAATCAGCCGCACACCGGCACCGGCTTGGACGCCGCCGATGCCAGCGCTGACGCCCGCGCTGAGCGACACCCCGCCAATGTCGACGCCGATGCTGACGCCGGCACTCAGATCGCCCGCAAACTGGTCAACCAAGCCGACGATGTTGCCGAGGCTTCCAAGGCCTCCGGTGAGGCTTTCGGCGATGCCTGCGATGTCGCCAAGACCTGAGAACCCGGCGAGACCGCCGAGGCCTGCCAGATCGCCCAGACCACCGAGCCCGCCGAGGCCACCCAGTGCACCGCCGAGACCGCCGAGCGCACCGCCAATGCCGCCCAACCCACCGAGCGCGCTGCCGATGCCGCCGAGGCTGCCCAGACCGTCGAACCCGTCCTCGCCATAGCGCGTCAGCTTGATGTCGAACGTGACCTTGCGGGGCTTCCCGGAGGCGTCTTGCAGGGTCTGCTCGTTGCTGACGTTGAGGATGCACCAACGGCCAAACACATCGCCCGCGCCCGACACCACCATCTGCGGGCTGCGGCTCATGGAACGCAGGCTCGAAAGCGCACCGAAGCCGCCGTAATAGTCGGTGTAGATGGTGCCCGAGATCGACACGTCGTCCTCGCCTTCGCCGGTCCACTGCATGGCGTCGGAGCGCCCGAACCGCTTCTGACGCGCCCATTGCGCGGTGAAGGAGCTTTTCATTTTGTCGTAGTGCGGCCCGGTGGTCTTGAACGCCACGGAGCCGATTTGCAGCATGGGCATGTCAAACTTCCCCCGGCCCGAGCAGATCGTCGTGGAGCTTGGCTTTCCAGACGTTGCCGCGTTCGTCGATCAGGCGGACCTTACCGGAGCGGTAGACGAGCACATCGCCTTCCATGGTCGGGATGCGGCGCGGCCACTTCGCAACGTCGGGCTTCGTGGGCTTGGCCGTTTTGTCAAGATTGCCGTCGAACGCGTCGGTCAAGATGTTCTTCAGGATCGCGAACACGATCACGATCAATAGGGCGGTGAACAGGATGTAGAGAACGGTGCCGATGAACCCGGCGATCAGCAATAGCGTGTAAAGCATCAATGGGCTCCATCATGAAGGGCACCGCTGCGGCTGGCGGCACCGCTGACGGCAGAGCCGACAGCCGCGCCGATCTCGCCGGGCGAGGCGTTGGTCGTGACGTTGACCGTCACGTTGGTGACGACGTTGGGCGGGGCCTGGTTGAAAGACACCTGAGGGCCGTTGGCCTGAATGGTGATGCCAGCCGGGGCCGCACCCGCCGCACCCTCTGCCATGCTGCCGCCGACCAGCGTGGGCACCTCGGGGCCAGCCGCCAGGGTCTTGGCCGGGCCGTCGTCGGGCTGGTAGCGCCCACCGTACTTGATGTGATTGGGAACCGCTGGACCCATCGGGCCGTCGTCGGCGGACGGGCCAGCGGCAGCGCCCGTCTTGTCCGTCGCAGGCTTGCCGGTGGACTTGCCCGTCATCCAATCGTAGGCCGCACCGACCAGACCCCAGTCCTGCTTTTCGCCCGGCTTGACGGGTGGCGCGATGGTATGAGCGACGCCTTGGACGAGGGTTTTGCCAGCGCCCAAGATGTCCAGCTTTTGGAGCTGCGCCTTGAACTTGGTGATGTCGTCAGCCGCCGTGCCGAGCCAGCCAGCCAGACCGCTCAGCGCCGCGCCGATGTTGCCCGACAAATCCTCGCCGCTGATGGCTTGCAGCAGCCGGTCGGCCTGTGCGCCGACCTCTTGTTTCGACTTGTCGTAGGTGGTGAAGTTTTCCTTGTCCTTCTGGACATTGTGCATGCGCTGCCGGTCCTGCTGGATCGACGCCGCGCCGAGAATGAGTTCTTCGACCGCTTGCCCGGCCTTGGGGTCTTTGGCGAGGGCTGCTGCCCACTTCGCGAGATTGCCCATGTTGGCCTTGTCGTGACGGAAGTGCTCCATGATCGAGGCGAGCTTTTTCACGTCGCCTGCCTTCCACGCCTCGTCGAGACCTGCGAGGTCTTTCAGACCGCCGTGTTTGGCGAGCGCTGGCACCACCTTCGTCATGATGGCGTCGGTCATGTTCAGGCGATAGTCGCCCGCACCCTTCAGCCAATCCTTGCCGAGCAGCGACGAGCCCTTGATCGTTCCTGCCTTCGTCGTCTCGACTTGGCTCATGTCAACGAGGTCGAGCGCACGCCATGCTTCTGCTGACTGCGCCGCGACCTTGTTGCCAGCGCCCGCCTTGTCGAACAGTCCGCGCAGCGCGACCGCGCCGCCATCGTTCAGCCGCTGGAGCAGCACGGGAAAGTCGGTGTACTTGAAGTTGTCATCGCTGGACGCCAGCGCAGTCGCCGCCTTCTGCGTGCCCTGGAGATACTTCTGCGCGGAAAACTTCTCGCCGAACACGACCTGCGCATCCGACAGCGCTTCGGCGTGCTTGGCCAGCGCTTCGCCCGACATCGCGCCGGTCAGCTCGCCCGACCGGATTGCGGCACCGATGGCCTGCAACGATTTTTCGGCTGTTCCCGCGTGTTTGCCGCCAGCCCATGCCTTGAAGAAGCCGTGCATCTTGACGAACGGTTCGGCGCTGTGGGCCAGGATTTGGTCCATGCTTTCGGGGAGGTTCGCGCGCAGATCGTCGATGATGTGCAGGTTTTCAACGACCGACGTGTTCTTGTACTTGCCCGACATTTCGACGGCCTTGGCGTAGGCCGCATCCGAGCCCGCCTTGTCGCCGCCAAGCGCCCACTTGATCTTCTCGCGCATCGCCGACACGTCGGCGGACTTGCCGATGATGTGGTCGACGCCACCGACAACGGCGCTACCAACGGCTGCGGCGAAATACGCGTCCATCGCCTTGCCGCCGAGGGTGCGCCCCTCGCCGGCCTGCTTGCGGCGGTCCATCTCGTCCTTGGTGTGCTGCTCCAACAGCTCCGAGCCTTTGCGGCCCGCATACATCGTCGGGTTGGCGCGGTCGAGGTTGCCCGCGATCGCTGCCGCCTTTTGATGGTCGGCACCCTTCACAACCATCATCGGCGTGCTGGACTTGGCGGCTTTCTCGTGAGCCGCGCCGCTGCCGTAGAGGATCGTGTCTTTGCCCAGCCCGCCACCGGACGCCCCGGCAGATTTGGCAGCAGATGCTGCCTTGGCCGACGCGCTCGCTGCGCGGTTGGCGGCAGAGGCCAGCGCGTCCGCATCCTTGGCGGCCGCAGCAAAGCCCGTGCCGATGCCCTTGGCCGCACCCGCGGCTTCTGCCGTCGCGATGGCAGCCTTTGACGCCGACTTCGACAACAGGTCGGCGTCCTTGGCCGCAGTGCCCAGCCCGCCCGCACCGTGAACGCCCTTGGCCGATGTCGCGAGGTCTTTGAGTGCGTTGGACGCCGCCTTGACATCCTTCTCGCCCTTGACGCCAAGGGTGAGCAGCACAGAGGCCTTCATTTCAGCGGACATGCGGGCCTCCTTCTATCGTCTGACCAGCATAGCCAGTGCGCCCATCATGGCCGTCTGCGTCGCGGTCCAGTCGGCTTGCTTGCGGGCGATGGCTCGCTGGTGCCAGCCCATCAGCTCGCCGATCTCGTAGGCCTCAACGCGGTCCTCGCTCTTGTTGGGGAACACCCACAAGATGTCGGCGATTACGTCGTCGAGGTTTTTCGGACACCGCGCAAAAAAGGCTGCAACTCGTTGGAGAACGCCATGAAGTCCGCGCCGTCCATCATGTCGAAAAACTTGGAGGGCAGTTCCGTCAGGTTGATCATCAGCGCCTGGATGTCGTCGCCGGTGCCCTTGGTCGCGTTCAACCACTTGCGGCAGTCCGCGCCGTTGGGGCGGCGGTAGGTGATGTCGACGTGGACCTCGCCGTTGAGCTGGACGGGCTCGGAGAGCAGGAACACGATCTTGCCGCCTTTGGTAGCGGGCGTGCCGGTCGCGGCGGCAACGGCGATTTCGGAGGCGTCGGTAGCCATGTCGTAAACGTCCTTTGAAGGGGGTTTTTAGAACGCACACAACGAAGGTAAATGGGCGGGCTTAGCCGCGCCCGGTGTTGCGGCGGCGCGTTGCCATGATGTCGACGCCGTCGACGATCAGCACCTGGTTGAGCAGGTCGATCTGGAGCTTCAGCTTCCCGTCGAACCATTCCTCGTAGTAGGTGATGTCGTTGACGATCAGTTCCGACGTGACCTTGCCGCCCGCCTTGTAGGCGTCGCGCTTCACTTCGGTCAGTGCGCCGGTGACGAGCACCTTCTGCGGGATTTCGGCTTCGCCCGGCACGATGAACGAGGCCATCAATTTGAAGTTGGTCGATACGCCGGGCATGGTGCCCCACGCCGACAACGTGCGCGGATCGAACCCCGCCGTCTTGGCTTTGAGTTCGAGCTTTTCGAGGACCGACTTGATCTGCCGCGTGCCCATCAGCCCGCCGCCCGTGTAGTCTTCAGCCTTCCACTTGAGTTCGGGCAGCGTCACTTCTTCGACGAGGGCTACGAGGCCGAAGCCCTCTTGGAACAACTGGTAGTCGCCGAGAATGTTGCGCATCTGCGCCTCCACCTATCAAAGCCGAAAAGAAAGGATTGCGACCGGCGCGCCGGTCAGGCCTGACCGCTTAAGCGGTCAGGTTGAGCACGACCTGATCGATGAGGTCTTTGTAGTAACCGGGCTCGCGCTGTGCCTCGATCTGGATGTCTTCGGCGACACCCACCGGCTCGATGTCCATGTTGAACTTCGGCTTACCGAGAACGAGTTGACCGGGCGGGTTCTTGGCCGGATCGACCCAGATTTTGCCGCCGAGGATCGCACCGATTGCCTTGTAGTAGCGCAGCTTCTCGTTGACGCTATCGGCCACGCCTTCATAAAACTGCAGGTTCAGGGGGCGACCTGGGTAGATGTCGTCAATCGTCTTTTCGAGACTGTCGTAGATCGTATCCACGATCCGGCCCGACGTGAACATCTTCCACAGCGGGTCGCTCGTTGCCGCGTGGTTGCCCCACAGCTTGTAGCCCGAACCGCGATGCACGATGGTCGCCACGTCGCGCTCGTTGAGATAGTCGCTCTCGCCACCAACGCCGCTGTCGTCGATGGGGCGGGACGTGCCGACGATCCCCTCAATGACGCGGTTGGAAGGGCTGAACCAGAAGCCGTCGGTGTTATCGACCTTAGCAAGCAGACCGGCGACGCGGGCGGACGCTGGCTGCGACACGGCCTCGGCACCGACCAGCGGGTGGTTGTCGACGCAATAGATGCGGCGCGAGTTCCAGTCGTTGCGGTAGGCAACGGACTGCTCTGCCGTGGCGTTGGGGCAATCGGCGATGATGGTGGAGCGCAGCCGGTTGGCAATGCCGCCGAGTTCGGCGACGACGGGGTTGGCCGCGTTGCCGATCTGGCGACCGCTGATGGTCGCGTTGACGCCATCGCCGACGATGCTGATTTCAAGATGCTGCTCGGAGTAGCCGATGCCCGAATTGAGCATCTGAATGCCGACGATGACGCCGGAACGAATGACGGGAATAGCCTTTGCGCCGCCGCCATAGCCGTTGCCGTCGATCACGATGCGGGTGTTGGCGAGCGTGTAACCAGCGCCGCCCACGCCAACGACGATCTGGGTGATGCCACCGACGACGCGCTGTTGCGTCCAACCGGGCGCGATCAGAATTTTAGGAATTTTGAAGACGGTGTTGCGGGCTGCCATCAGCGCATGAACGCCAGACCGCAACGAATAGTCGCCCATGAAGTTGGTGAGCTGCTCTTCAATGGTCAGAGCCTGCACAACGCGAATGCCAACGATAGCAGGCGCGACGCCCTGATCGTAGATGCCGTCGAAGGCGTCCTTGCCGGTGCCAGCCGAGCCGAGCTGCGCCGTCACATCGCGGTCGCCGAGAAACAGCTGCGGGCGATTGAGCGGGAACAGGTCGGGGTCAGCATCGGGCGCGGTGTAGAGCAGGCCGATGGTGGACGTGTCCGTGGTCTGGATCGGGCGGTAGGCGATATCGCGCTCTAGGACGCGCGCGCCATGGTGGAAAACTTCGCTCATGAAAATGCCCTCAGGATGTGGACCGGCGTTTGATCCGGTGTATCCCGAGGGCTGATTTGCGTTTACGGGTGCAGATGCCCCCGCAAGCGATCACCCAGTGACCGCACTCGCCGACGCAAACAGCGCGTCGAGCTTGGCTGATGCCTGTTCGATGGTGATGGCGAGCAGCTGGGCGAGCAGTGGCGTGAGGCTGACGACAAAATCAGATGAGCGCAGGAACGTGTTGCCGTACTCCCAGCCCTGGCGGGCGAGGTCGGCGGGGGGCAGCGACAGCATGTAGGTGTTGACGGCGTCGAACAGGCCGTCCCCGATCAGTGCGGCGCGTATCTGGTAGTTCGTGACCTCGCCAACCCGCGCCGCCGTGGCAGCCTCGGCAGCAATCTCCAGCGCGGCGACACGTTCCAGCGCCGCATCGCGTGCGGCGACGGCCTCCATGGTCGCGGTCTGTGCGGCCACAAACTGCGCCGTCAGCGCCTGGACCTGCGCCATCAGAGTGGCCTGCGTTGGGAGGGCAGCTGCCAGCGATATCGGATTGAGCGGCACGCCGTTCGATGGCGATACGCCAATGCGTTGATCGCCGTTGAGGATTTCGGTCAGCCGGTCCTCGTGCGCGCCGATCAGCGTGCCCGTGGCGGGGTCGAGCACGATTAAGATGCGGTGGTCGATCAGGCGTTCGGTGATGGTCATATGATACCCGGTTTAGGCCAAAAGGTTTCCAGCGGCGTCATACCAATTCGAGGCCCGCGACCAGTAGGGGCGGGGCGAGCCTGACGACGGGTTGGTGATGTAGATCATCATCGCATCGCGCAGCGCCGCGCTTGGCTTGGTGGCGACCGTGTAAGCCGCAACGCCGACCGGTCCATTCACGTCGAGGGTGCAGGCCGGGGCGGTCGTGCCGACCCCGATATTGCCAGAGCCGTCGACGTAGACCCGCGCAGTTCCAGCGACGTTGTCGTAGATGTAGAAATTGTGGCCGTCGGCGTTCGCGAAATCGCGCCCCACCGAAAAATCGGGCGTGACGTTATCGTTTTTGTTGAGCGTCAACTGCCGTCCGATCTTCGCGCTTCCAGCAACGTGGAGCAGCGCCGATGGGGCTGCGACGCCGATGCCAAGCCCGGTCGGCGTGATGCGCGCCCGCTCGGAGCCGTCCACGTTGAAAAAGACATGCCCGCCGGTCATGGTCACGCCGTCGCCGGAGCTAAATCCGTACGGGTACGCCCCGCCAGCCGCGAGCACTCCGGCGTGCATCTTCCCACGCGACGCCGATGACACGTAAACGCCGACCGTCGCGTTCATCGCCCATGAGCCAGCAGCCACAGAGGTCGTGGACCGGATGTTACCCAACACGTCCAGCCGGTTGTTGCCCGTGGGAGCCATCCCAATCGCGACGTTGTTTGATCCGTCGATCTGGACGATCCCAGCCCAACCTGCAAGCGCGGCACTGTAGGCCTGGACGGAGACGCCCCGCGCGGCAGCGATCAGGTCGGTGACGCGCGCAGACGTATGGTAGAGATTGACCGCCCCTTCCGGCACCGCATCGGTCGATCCCGGCGACGGTGATATCTCGACGTAGACGCTGCCCGACCAGCGGTAGATTTTGCCCGTGTCGAGCGCGGTGTACAATTTGCCGCTTTCGCCTGTCAGCGCCTGGATCGCGGCCAGATTGGCAGCCTCGACGACGTCGTCGACGTAGGACGGCAATTGCGCGGCGGAGACCTTTCCGGCGACGAGATCGGCTTTCAGCGCAAGTGCTGCTGCCTGCGCAGTCGAGACCGGCTTGTTGGCGTCGCTGGTATTGTCGGCGTTGGCGAGCCCGACATCCGCCTTGCTGCCGCTGGTCGCGACCGCTGCGAGACCGTCGATTGTGTTGGCAGGTTGCGTGCCCTCGTGATGGGCGCGGTTGACGGCGTGAGCTTGCACCGCTGCTGCGGCTCCCGCCGCGTCGTAGCGGGCATCGCCGCGCGCCGGTGTGAGGTACTGGACGTGCGGGTCGGCGGCTGCCACATGGGCCGCGACCTGACCCGTCACCGCGTCGGCGGCAATCGCCGTTGCCGTGCGGTCTGCTGCTGTCGCCAGCGCGTCGGCGTGAGCAGCGGCAGCCGACACTGATGCCGCTGCCCGTTCGGCCCACGTGGGATCGCCCGGCACGACGGTCACGGCGGGCGGCGGGGTCAGATCGACGATGATGATCTCAGACACGCGTCACCCCCTGACTGACGCCGACCGACCCTTCGACCGGCACGATGATGGTGCCCGCACGACGGATTTGAATGTCGTGGCGGTACGACCCGGCGGGCAGCCCCTGCATCTGCGCGGCAGACACACGGCCCGACAGCGTGCCGGTGATGCCATCGAGCGCCAGCCCTTGCCCCAGCGTCAACAGAAGCTGGATCGCGCCCGCGCCGTCGACGATGCTCATGCGCACGTCGGCCCCGGTCAGATCGACCGGCGCGCCGCCGCTCTGGAATTGGATGTCCCACGCCCAGTCGGCGTTGGTGCGGGCGAGAAAATCTTTTTGCAGCGCCATGGGTCTCTCCGGTTACGGGGCCTGATTGGCGAGCACGGCGTCGCGGCGGGCAGCGCTCAGCAGCCCGAGCGTGACGAGATACCCGAGTGCGCCGATGACGCGCGGATCGGCCAGCGACACGCCGTAGTACGACCCCGACGCCATCAGCAGGAACAGCCGGACCTGAATGTCGGGCGAGCCGACGATGGCTGCCTGCTCGGCGGGCGTGAACAGCGCCAGGAACGCGAGGAAATCCATCGCCGGGACCAGCACCGCGTCTGCGGGCGGGCGCACTGCACCAACGTGTGCCAGCGGGTAGTCGTCGGCGACCGTCAGAACGTCAATGCCCGCGCCGTAGGCCGACGCCGGGACGGCCTGGTCATCGCGGTGCGTCGCCACGATGGTGGTTTGGTTGCAGTAGAGTTTCATGGATGCCCCTTACGCGACCAGCGCGTTGTTGTTGCCCGTGGTGCCAACAGCCGGCGTCGACGCGGCCAGTGCCCCGGTGCAGGTGCCGCCGCCACGCTGAATGAGGGCTGCGCCGCTCGCCTGATAGCCGTAGGTGGCGTTCGTATCGCCCGTCGTGCCGTAAGCCGCGATGATCCCACCGTCCGACGCCAGGAAACCCGATGCGCCATTGGACGAGGCTGCTGCCGAACTCGCAACGAGGTGACCGCCCGACTGCGCCGAAAACCCGTTGCCGCCGTTTTGGTGGCATTGAGACGCGCCGTTCGCGGCCAATTGGGCTGCCTCGATGACGCCGCCGCGATAGGCAATCGCGCCGTCGCCACCGTTGCAGCGCGACCGCAGCACCGCCAGCGTGCCGACCTGATGGATGACGGCGTTGACGGACGCTTGGATGCCGTGGCTGGCGTGGCCGACCGCGATCAGCGGCCCGGCATACTCGATGGCGGCACCCTGCTCGGCGGTGATGCCAAACGACCCGCCACACGTGGCCGCGACCGAATTGAGCGAGGCGCGGCACGAGGCGAGCGCGATGCAGCGGTAGGCTGCGCCGTGCGAGACAACATCGACAAGCGATACGTCGCTGGTCGATGTCAGCACGATGTTGTCGGCGTTGACGCCATCCGAGGTGACCGCGATCTGGCCGAACGCCGACAGTTTGGAGCGGCCCGTGAACTGAGAGCCGTTGGCGAGCACGATTTCGGTCGCCCACACCGTGCGGATCATAGACAGGATCGCGATCGCGCCAGCTGCCCGCTGGGCAGCGCTTGATCCGGCGATCTGGTAGGCGTCAAGCGCTGCCGGGAACGGGGCCAGCAGCGGCGCGCCGATGATCTGGACAAGGTGGCCGTCTTGGTGGTCGAACGCCAGTTGCGTCGCGTTGTAGGCCCACCGGCCAGCCGCGATCTGGAATGTCACGAACCCGCCAGGGGCGATGCGGCGGCGGGCGAGCCACGCAAACGCGTCGGGCAACCCGCCGAAATCCGCGCCGGGGCCGTGAATGGTCTTGGTGACCGGCGCGGTGATCCACACGTCAGACCAGCGCACGAGGCCGTAGTTGGCGTCGCTCGCCGCCCAAACCACCCACCCTGCATGTGTCAGATGATAGTACAGCCCGTCAGCCTCGCAGCCGACGACGGTGCGGAACGGCGGCATGCACGACAGCCAGACCGATCCGTTCCATTGCGCGAGGTGATTTTCGAGCCCCACGAACGCGCCGGTGGGGGCACCGTTGATGACGACGGTCGCACCCAGTGCGGGGTTGGCCGGTGGCGCGCTGACGATGGCGTCCACGCCGATGAACGGCGCGCGCAGCAGCTGCGACAGCGGGATCAACGAGGCCGGGTTGATCTGGATCGTGACAGTCGCTGCCGTATCTACGACGACAGGTATGGTGAGGTCGAGATAGGTGATTGCTCCCTGGCTCGGCGCAGCGATGTCATTGCTGGGATGATTACCAACGATGATGCACTGGCCATCGTCGGTGTAGACCGCAAACTCTCGCACCGTGCACGGCCCGGCGCTCGACGGCACCGACACCTGGATCAGCACCTGGCTGGGATAATTAGGGTCGCGCGAGACGGACGTTGGAGCACCCCGCCAGACCTCCCGGACGCAACCGGACTGCGTCACAATTGGCGTGATCGGCGCGCCGTTCCCATCGCCCACCGCGACGGCAGTAATGTTGATTGTGCCCGTGTTAGCTATGTCGGCTGCGACCTTGGCTTGACCGGCGATCGTCAGCGGTGCCGAGTATTGGAATGTCATGCGGTCCCCACAGATGGCAAAACGATGCGCGAGCGAACCCGCGTAACAATGGCGGCTCCAACGTAGACACTGCTACGGGGGGCACGAATGGCGGTAACGGGCGTGAGAATTAGGCGGGAACAGACACGTGTCACGACGGCGGCACCGACATAGACCGGCGTCGGCGGTAAACGGCGCGTCACAACGATGCGAGACAAGAATGATCGCAGAGCCTTGTTATTGACGGCCACCCGAACGAGCCGAGTGAAGTTGGCACCGCTCCATTCGGCGAGCGGCGCAACGGCCACGTAGAGCCGGAACGTGTAGGGTGCGCCGCCGTGTTCGAACCAGCGTGACACCCGCGCGGGCAGGCCCAGCTGGGCGACCGCCCGCTTCAATGCGCCGATCGTGCCCTTGTGTTGATGGATCCACACGCTGTCGCGAATGACCTGGCGTTTCTGCGCCTCGGTCCAGTTCGGGTCCCACTCGTCCACGCTCCACGCCTGCGCCAGATAGGGCAGCAGATGGACCGGGCAATCGTCTGGGCTCCACACGTCGCGGATGACGCGCACCGGCACCGACAGCATCCGGTGATCTGACGCCGACAATGCGCGCTCCAGCGGCGTGGCATTGTCGGGCAGCAGATGTTCGACCTTGGGGATCGTGGTCATGCGACCACCTCGTACTCGACGGCGACGCTCGTGCACCACACGGCCCCGTCGAGGCCTGGATTAACCTCGGCGGCAGGCGATATGCGAGGCGCGCGCACCACGTTGATACGATCCTGATGGGCCGCACCGTCGATCGCGCTCAGTGCGATGATACCGCCGACCCGGCGCGGATTGATGCCTCCATCCTCGGGAGGCAGGTTGCGAAACTGCGCCTCCGTGCCGACGTATCCGGCATCGACGGCGGCGACATAGGCGTCATCCGTGGCAGCGTACGCGGTCAGCCGGGCACGGGCCTGCTTGACGATCAGCGACACGTCGGCACCGGGCCGCACTTGCAGGCGGTAGCGGATGGCATAGGGCGTGATGACTGCGCCGCGCACGAGCACCTGGTCGGTATCGGGCACCGTGTCTTCGTGGGAAAGTCTGGCATAGACGGCATCGGTGATCTCGCGCGAGGGCGTACCGTCGCCCAGCCGGGACAGGATCACGGTCAGCGTCTGGCCCGGCGTCACGAGCCCGCTTTCGGGGCCATAGCAGGCAGCGTCCAGCACGTCGGGGTGCGCGCTGCGGGCGTGGAATTCATACGCACCGGCGGGTCCTGCGACGCTGAAGGCTTCCGGTTTCAGTTGGTATCGGTACTTCAGTTCAGCATCGCTCTCGCCCGGCATCCGCTGGACGTTCAAGCGCGCAACCATGTTGTCGAGATTGTTACCCGACGTTGTCGCCAGCATCTCTGCGCGAACCGCTTCGTTGACCCGCTGGAAGTGGATCAATTCGCGGATCGCGCCGACCTCGTTCTGCTTGACCAGCGGCTCGCTTTCCAGCCGCAGCACGGCTTGGACCTCGGCACGCAAGGCCGGGTCGGCAATCAGCGCCAGCAGCGTCAGCTTTCGCTGCGCGACGATGAGTTCGGCGTCCGGCGGCACCACGGCGTCGATCGGTGGCAATTGCGCGAGGTCGATGGCGACAAATCGGCTCATGATGTCCTCGCTGTGCGCTGATCGACGGCGGGGGTGCGGTCGCCAAACAGCGCGCGCGGCAGCCACGTCACCCGCATCGCGAGTGCCAGCAGGCCGCGCACGTTGGCGCGTGTGATGGAGACATGAACCAACTCGACGCGCGGCTCCCACCGCGCAATGGGAACGGCTGCCGCCATGATCGCCGTCGTGATGATGTCGGCGTTGATCGGCTTGTCCTGCAACGTGTCATCGTCCGCGCCGTACATGCGGCGCAGAACGCGCGTTTCAAGCGGGGTCGACAACACATCGGCGAGCGATTGCGAGGCGTGAGGCCACCCCGCGACCCAACGCCCGGTGTTGCGATCCATCCCCGCCATGATCAGGCCCGCTTCTTGGACGGGACTGCGGCGGCGACGGCTTCGGCGACGGGGGCGGGGGCGGGGGCCGTGACGAGGGCGGGAGCGATTGCAGCAGGTGCTGGATCGGTGGGGTCGACGGGCGTTGCATCGTTGGCCGCGATCCGACGGACATTGCCGCCGGTCAGCAGGTTTTTGGCTTCCGCTTCGGTGAGCGCGATCTTGAAGCCGGTCGCGGCAAAGACGCCCCGGTGCCAGAAGCCCTGGACGATTTCATAAAGCTCTTTTGCGGGTACTGATGCTGTGGGCTTGACCATGGGTGTCTCGCTGCAGATTGGAATTGCGTCGAACGGCGGTGTTCGACGCAACCTTGGCAGCGATTTTCGGGAAACGGAGCGGGGGCAGATGCCCCCGAGGGCTGCTAGCGGTGCAAGCCGTTGGCGTCGATGTGGACCTTGGTCGACACCATCGCGCCGTCGTGGTCGATGAAGCCGACGAACTTCATCCGGCCTATCAGTTCGATGTTGGGTGCGGTGATCGTCACCTTGCCGTCTGCCATCACAAACGTCATGCCGCCATGGTCTATCGTGGCGCTGTTGTCGCTCCACGTGACGCGGGTCTTGCCGCGCGTCTCGACATGCTCGTCGCCTTTCTGCGACGGCTGACCGGCGGCGTTTGAAAACGAGGCCGGAAACAGCATGCCCTCGGCGAGCCGCCCGGAGGGGCTGATCAACATCATCCGCTGACCTTTGGCTGGCGGACGCCACGTCGTGCCGTTGCCGCCCGCTTGAGGCGCGCCAACTTCGGCCCACGGCAGCATCGGCAGCGGAAGGTCTTTACCCTCACCGCCGCCGCGATCCGTGGCTTGAGCCGTGCCCTTCGCCGCGTCGACCTCGTCAACCTCGACGAACCGGATGATGTTGCGTTGACCGCGTTCCAGCTCGGCCAGCCGGTAGTAGATTTCGTCCAACTCAGACATTGAGGTCAACCTCCGGTTCGAACACGAAGTCGTCGGGCAGGGGTGGGGCAGCGACTGGCAGTGGCGCGGTCTCAAGGCCGAACTGCACCCGCTGCGTCCACGACACCGAAAACAGCGCGACGCCGCCCGAGAACTCGCGCAGCTTGCCGCTGTAGAGGTTTTCGATGATCACATCGCGGGGCGGCTCGACGAACGTGAGGCCGAACGTGCGGCGATGGATGCGCGCCGCGATCCGCTCGGCGAGGTCCATTGCAGATTTGTGCGCTGGCCAGTTCGGCGCGGCCTTGGTCACCACGAACGCGGCAACGACCAGATGCGCCTCGCGGGTGCCGGTCGGCAGTGCTTCGGTGTGCGACGGCCCGGCAATCGACACGCGGACGGCTGGCGCTTTGACGGCGTAGGATTTCAATTCGTCCAGCTCGAACGGGCCGAAATGCTCGTCCACGGCAACGCCGGTTAAAGCCGCCTTCAAATCAGCCGTAACGGCCTCATGAAAGCGGTTGAAGTTGCCGGTGGTCGGCGGCGCGATTTGGTCAACCATTGAGCTGTCTCCCGATCAGGGTCACGAGGTGGCGTTCCATTTGCGCGCGGTTGGCCGCACTGATGCCGAGATAGGGACGCGCCGGGATGGTGACGCTGGTTGCAAACACCATGCGATCGCCCGCACGAAAGACGAGGAAGCGGCCACTCGTCGGCAGGATCGTCCCGCCGGTCTGATGGATCGCGGCATAGACGAGGTTTGATCCCCAGCGGACGGCGGCGCTGCCCTGGACGGCGTGATGGATGCTGTCGCGCAGGAAACCCTGTTGGACGAGGATCGACGTGCCACGGCGGTTAGGACGCCACGGCGTGCCGTTCGGCGCGGCCTTCTCAGACGCGATCCGGCGCTTGGTCTGCATCTCGCCGATCTGGCCAAGACCATCGAGCACAAGCGTGCGATTAAGGGGCGCGAGATTGCCGACCTGACGCGCGAGGCGGTCAAACGTGCCGCCGCCCATCGTGACATCGATCACGACGCCGGTCATGGGCGGTGCCCCGCGACAAGCAGCGCGATGCCAACCACCATGACGCAGATGCGCGCGATGGACCCGGCAACACCGTCACGCCAGACGATATGGACGGGGCAGCCCATCACAACCTCCGCAGCAGGTCGCGGCCAAACAGGCGCGGCGTGCTTTCGACGAGGACGGTTTGCGGCGACGACATAGGCGGGTTGCCAGCGGCAGCCGCAGCAGCCGATTGCGCGCTGGTTGGAATGCTGCCCAAACCGGCGACGCCCTTGGCCACGTCTTTCAAAAACGCAATCGCGTCTTCGTAGCGCTGGCGCACATCCTCGCCCATCAGGGTGGGGTCGCTCGCCATGCGGTAGACGGCGATGGAAACGCAGCAATCGCGCAGCACGCCTGAGGCGCGCGGCAACGGCAGCGCATAGCGGTTGGAGATATAGCCGTCGATCACGTCGGAGGCAGTGTTCAGCGCCCGCTCGATCTTGGCTGCGTCGCGCACGCCATCGGCGGACAGATCGGCCAGCATGTCGAGCCGGGGTGCGCCGTAAATGTCGATGATGTCCTGTTCGCTGGCATAGGGCATGGCGGGGCTCTTTCAGGACAAGAAACGGACCCGGCGGCGGGGTCAGACCGCCGGGCCGTCAGCCCGTGCGGGGGACGGGGACGCGGAACGCAACGGACGCTACAAAACAGGTGGGGTCTCTCCCCCTAGTCACGCCTCATACGGGGCGTCCCGGTTACTGCCCGCAAGGGCAGGTCGTGGGCGGGCCTAGATCAGGCCAGCCAAGGGGTCTGGAAAATCTCGACCAAGTTGCGGTCGGTGTTGGTCGCGCCGTTCGGCAGCCGTTCGGCGAGGATGATGTCGCGGGCGGCATCAGAGTTCGACGTACCGACGACGAGCAGGTTGGGCGTGAGGCCAAGCGGACGGCCATTGTCGCCGGTCATGTTCATCATGGCGGTGCGGGCCGCGCGGAAGTTCTCTTTCGTGAGCGCTGCCTTGCTCCCGAACGCCATCTGCCAGAAGCCGAAACCAACGTTGCAGCGGCCATCGGTGCCGTAAATGAACTGCTTGGTGTTGAACACTTCATCGGAGGTCTTGGGGTCCGTTTTCGCGATAAAGTCGAACTTCCGGCGGTTCTGGAAGATGACCGGCTTCAGGGCGCGACTGGTATCGAGCAGGAACCACGGCGCAGACGCGCCAGCCTGCATGTTCGAGACGGCGACTTCCTTGCCCTTTTCGTTCGTGACAGGGTGGTTCGCCGAGAACATCGGCTGCTTGTCGTAGCAGGTTTCCGTAAAGCCCCGGCTCAAGATGCCGAACACCAACTCGTCAGGGAATACGGCGATGGAGCGGCCAAGTTCTGTCATCAGCGGCGCATAGACGCCGAAGCTGTCGTCTTCGATATCGTCGCGGTCGACCGCAATCGTGCTCTCGAAGCTCTTGTTGGCAATGGAGTAGTCGTGTGCCGAGATGTTGGTGACGACGCGGTCGCCGAGCCATTCGCGGATGCGCGGGGCTTGCCCGAGCCAAGCATATTTTTCCGACTTAGTGGTCGACGGGACCACGGTCGCTATCCGCGTATAGCTCGGCTTGACGCCATCAAACCCGTTGTTGAATGCGGCTTTGTAGCCGATGAACAGGTTCGCGAGATTGCCTTGATTGATGATCATCGGCTTATGCCTTTTGCAAGATTGAAAACGGTAGTCCCTGCGCAATCCGCGCCGGGCTAGTGGAACGTCAGAGGGTCAGATCAGACCTGAACCCACACGCCGTCGTCATCGACATCGACGACGGTGCCAGCGGCGGAGCGGGTATTGACGCCGTGGGTGGCGGCAACGGTGTTGTCGTCGACGATGTAGCAAGTGCCGCCGATGGCACTGCGCGGCACGAGGTCAGTCGCGAGGTTGTCGTAGCGGAACGCCTTGCCGCGCTGGACGCGAACGGCCACGTCGCCATCGGCACCGTTGGTGTTGTCGACGAAGTGGTCGGCGCGACCGATGGCGGTCAGGCCAACGCCGGTCACGCCGGGCTTGGCAAAGCCGCCGGTGTGGACCATCTGCGCGCCAGCGAAAATCTTGACGCCGGCCTTGACGGGGAACTCGCGGTAGGTGCCGTCGCGGGCGGGGGTGGATCGGTCTTTGGTCAGTGCTGCCATGGGAAGCATCCTATGAGGCGGGTTTGAAAAGGGGATGAGGGGCTGCGACGCTGGTTACCTGTGCAGCCCCTCTACGCGGTACGTCTCGCTGGGGGGGTATTCGGGTTAGGCGGCTTTCGCCTTTTGGAAATCAGCTTCCGACATGCCGAGATTGCGGCAGACCGCGATCTCGTCGGCGGTCAGCGCGCCGGTGCCGGTGTTGGGCGGGTCTTTCTTGTCGAGCACAGACGCGCCGGTCAGCGATGGCGTGGCGTCGACGTAGGCCTTGAAGGCAGTGACCCCGCCAGCGGCCTTGCAGCTCGCGATGTGATAGTCCTTCGTGGCGGGCGTGATCTTGCCGGCAGCAACCGCTGCGTCGACAGCGGCGTTGATTTCAGCGGTCAGACCATCGGTCTTGATTTTGTTCAGCGCGGTCTCGCTCGTCTCGGCGCGCACCTTGAGCGCATCAAAGTCGGCGCGCGGCACGAACCGGTCGAGCGAGGGAGACTGCGCGGCGTTCAGCGCGGTGGCCGTACTGGCCTTGAGTGCGTCGACGGCTGCCTGCGTGGCGGCTGGGCTGGCTTCTTCGGCAAGGCCGAGCGAGCGATTGAGCGCCTTGATCTGTTCGATGTTCATGAGGGGCTTTCCTGTTGCGGGGTCGGGGTTGTCTTCGGCGCGATTGAGCGCGGTCATGTCGAGATTGGGCCGGTTGGTGAGACCCGCCGAAACGAGGCTGAGGATTTGCAGGTTGCCGGTGTCGAACACGAACACGGGCGAGAGGAACCGGTACTCACGCGACGAAATCATATTGGCCGCGCGCGGCGTCCACTCGACACGACCCCAGATCGCGCCGTTGCGCGCTTCCAGTTCTGACACCCAACCGGCAGCCGGGGCCTCGTCGCCCTTGGACGCCTTGGTCTCGCTAGCGTGCTCATAGTCGATGTGGATCGCGCCGTTGGCGCGGCTGGCCGCGATCACAACGTCAGGATCGGTCATGCGCCACGACCGGCCATCACGCCCGATGATCTGAGGCCCAGCAGGCAATAGCTCGATCCACTCCGGTGCCGCGTCGCCGCTGGCATTGAGGGCCGTCCTGATGGTCATGTATTCGCGTTTTTTGCTCATGACGCGACACTGCACGAGCAGCGCAGATCGCGGAGCGGGGGCACCTGCCCCCTGGGGGATGATTTATGGGACGCAGACGCGAAAAGGCCCGGCACGCTGCGGGAGCGTCCGGGCCTTTTGCTTTCCGGTAGAGTGCGGAGTGCGAATCAATAGCGCGACCGGAGAAGACGATGAGCAAAGAAACCAAGCAGAACAACGAACCGAACGACGACCCCGCCACCGAAGCGTTCATGATCCTAGCGGCTAGCGTACTGAGAGGCATCATCAGCCATGACGCCGCCCTAGCCGGCAGCATCAGACGAGAACTCAACTATCAGATTGAGTTGCGCGGGGATCGGCTTGCTGCGGAGACACGGGAACGACTTGACCGCCTACGACTGTCTTCAGGCCTCTAAGGATATCCAGGACATCATCGGCAGGCGGCATCGCAATCGGCTGCGGGTCGGCAGGCTTGCCCGTAGCCCAATCTATCCACGGACAACGCCCACACCCCCTTGCTTCGGCAAGCGACAACTTGAAGGCAGCGACAGCGTCGTCGACACGCTTCTGCACTTCGGCTTCGTGATCTTCGGGCGCCCCCGCCCGCGCAATCTCGAACGCCTTGACGTGATCGTCCGGCCATTGATGTGTCATTCCCGAACCCCTGCTTGTGTTCGGGGGACGATGGCAGGTCAGGACGCCACCCGGCACGGGGGCATGTCCGCCGTGAGAGGGTAAGTTGTATGGGTCGCAATGCGAAATGCGCGCCGCTAGCGCGGGGCGTTCTCCTAAACAGGACTAACGCCCCATTTTAGGGTCAGGCAGCGACATCAAGTGATTTTAGCGGCAAGGATGAGGGTCAGGCCATTTGCCGCCCTCCTCCACCCTAACGTTAGGTCCGCGTCAGCGTTAGGGCAACACGCCCCCAAATCG